CTCCGATATTCGGTACTGGTCCTGCGTACGACTAGCGTTGTGAGGATTCTTTAGGTCCTAAGTCGGACCATCCTCTCAAGATCACACGGGACGAGATGCAGGACTGCCACTTTGATTGGCTCGGGACCTGGTATGGTCACGGGTTTCTCTCAGTGCCGACGAATTTTCCGCCAGTAAATGACACTAACCTTAATGCTTGGTTAGGTCAATTCACTGCGCAGAAGATCGTTGCAGCCACTGCTCCTTTGCGTCCATCTGTGCATGTCATAACTGACATCCTTGAGGGTGTCCGCGACATACCCAAGATGTTGAAGCACGCCGGAGACCTGCTTCTTGGTCTCTGGAGAGGGCCAACCAGTTATCTGACTAAGCCTCAGAATGCCGCATCGGCAACTTTGGCTTATCAGTTCGGTTGGGCTCCGTTGCTTCAAGACTTGTCCAGACTTTGGGACTTCGGTAACGCCGTCCAAAAGAGGATCGACGAGATCGGAGAACTGAATTCTGGCAAGACGATTAGCAAAAGGGTCAGCTTTGGTAGCTTTAATGATGGATTCCAAGCCCAAGTGTCTTCACACTCAGGCTTTGGAATCTTCATTTCTCCAATGGCCAGCCTAGAACGGCAGGTCGATTGTTGGGCTACTGTACGCTGGTCTCTCTCTGACTGGAACCACAATCTAGTGAGACCCACCTGGTTAGATGGGTTTCAATCCGCATACGGTTTAACCGGATGGGATTTGCCTGTGGCTCTATGGAAAGCTATGCCTTGGTCATGGCTTATAGATTGGTTCGCTAACGTAAGCGATGCTCTGGAGGTGTCGAAGAACATGCTGTTCTATCAACCCTCTCGGATCAACAAGATGTGGAAAGAGACCACACTTGTACATCTACAAGCATACCAACCAGCCCCGCTACAATCGTTTCAGGGCGGGAATATTCAGCACACCGTGCTGAATAGGGCTCAGCTTTCCGTGTTAGATGCACTTGGTATTCACCTGAGCGTGCCCTTCTTGGACGCGTTCAAGCTGTCGGTCCTGGGAAGTCTGGCAACTCTCCAGATCCTTAGGAGATAGACAGACTTTTCGGGGTTCATCACACATGGCTTTCGGTGCTACCATTACCTTGACGGTAAATTCTGTTGCGAAAGTTCTCAACAGAATCAACCAGGACAACTACGGAAGCGAGTACTCACTCGAGTCCGCGCTTGATTCCTGGAACTTGAAGATTCGTCATTCGGTTGACAAACCGGATGGGGATGGGATGGTCATGAAGAGGCATAACTTTTACCTCGAACATGTTACCTTCCCCACGTCCACTCTTCCCATGTACAAGGAAAGTGTGGCGTGGACAATGAGGCATGGCAAGACTGATGGCAATATCCAGGTTGGATATGATGCCAAAGCCGTGGCTGCCTATTTGTCAGCTAGCTCTTATGCCGTCGTTGACGACCTAAACAACGGTCTCAACTAAAGCGGTAGCGCTAACTACTTCAAGTGTCAGAGGTCTCTAGGGGGTAAGGACCCTCTAGGGATCCGTGGTAGCATCGGGGTCACGTAGACGGCTTCCAAACGGAGGTTTGTCGCCGTGAAAAGCTACGAAACCTTTGTGATGACGTTGTATGAAGGCATCTTCGAAGATGCAGCCATACACTTAACCGACATCAGGAGTTCTATGGAGTTGGACTTGTCCTACCTCCGTAGAGCAATCGAACAGAGAGGGTTAGCGTTCTTTACGTTAACACTCCCAGACTATGGTCATTGGATCGATCGATCCCTTGATCACGGTTCCTTCCTTGATAAGGCAGAGATTCCTCGTGGAATCCCTCTTTATCATGGGAGACCCAGACTTTTCTGGGGAATCCTCGTGAAGGTGTTCGATACTGATGGTGTGCTTAGACCTGATGCTGACCACTGGTGCGTCCTGCTACTTCGGACTCTAACTCAGAGTTTGAAGAAGCTTGAAGTACCTGTGAGACCTCTTGCACTGAAGAAAAC